CGATTGGTGTGAGATTGTTGATAAGCCACCATTAAAAGTTACTAAGAAAGTCAGGGCTTACGATTTAGCAGGTACAGTACCTTCTGAGGCTAATCCAAACCCCGATTATACAGTGGGTGTGCTAATGTCTAAAGATGACTACAACAACTACTATGTTGAAGATGTGGTTAGATTTAGAGCTAGACATGGCGAAGTGTATCAGAGAATATTAGAGACAGCAAGAGAAGATGGTGATGATGTTTTAGTGGTAATTCCACAAGACCCCAACGCTGCTGGTAAAGCTTATGCCTCTACTATTGTAAAAGATTTAGCTGAACAAGGGTTCTATGCTAAGACCAAAGCTACAAATCAATCTAAGATTACTAGGTTTGCACCATTCTGTGCTGCAAGTGAAGCAGGTGGTATTAAACTTGTGATAGGGGATTGGAATGAGGCTTTCATTGAGGAACTTGAAGGTTTTGACGGAAGTAGAAAACGTGGGAAACATGACGATTAACGAAATGGTTGTCAATAAACTTATCTAATTCGGTGGACGGGTCTAGTACCTAATACCGAGCGAAGCTCGTGGCAGATGAGGGCGAAAGCTACTTGAGAAGCGAGAACGTGTGACGGTCATCGAAACGGTGCGTTAAGTGTGTATATTGTAAGACACTAGCAGAACGGAGTAGAGTAGCTTCAAGTGAAGCGAAACGGTAAGCATACATGAAGATAATAATGTATGAAGATATGACCTGAACTATATGGCGACATATAGCAGCTTAAATAAAGCGGAATGTAATTAACGACTACATTTGAACATATTGCAAGTAGACGCAGTAGGGGACGCATTCATGTACCTCTGCTCAACAATCCAAATCCCAACATTCTCAATACCAGACATGACAACAACAAATTCATTTAGCTTTTAAAGCTATTGCCAAAAGGAGGCTATGTGGAATTAGAAGCTGACGTTAGTAGCCTCTCTACTGGCACAGGAACAATCCCTAGAATCAAGTTACAAGAACAAGGTTTTACAGGTCTACAAGTAAGCAACGGACAAATCTTAGAGCAAGCTAGACGTGAACTACGCTTTCCACAATCAGTAAAAACATTCCGTAAGATGTCAGCAGATTCAACAATTAAAGCAGCTTTAGGGATGTTTGAGTTGATGATTAGTCGTGTCAAGTGGTCTGTAGCACCAACAGGTGAAACTGAACTAGAGATGGCTAAAGCTAAGTTTGTTGAACAGTGCATGAACGACATGGAACACTCTTGGTTTAACTTCATTAAAGAAGTTGTCAGTATGTACACCTTTGGCTTCTGTGTCAATGAGAAAGTGTTCCGTAGACGTTATAAGAATCAAGGGTCTAAATACAACGATGGTTTAATGGGGCTTCGTAAGCTTCCTATACGCTCACAAGACAGAGTATACCGTTGGCAGTTTAGCGATGATGGCCGTGACTTGATTGGTGTTGAACAACAATTATCAACATTGAATGCTGCACGTTACACACCCGATATGTACAAAGGTAAGATTGAAATACCTCGTAAAAGTTTCTTGTTGTTTCGTACAGACGTAGCTAAAGATAACCCCGAAGGTACAAGCCCGTTAGTTGGTTGTTATACAGCTTGGAAGTTTCGTACACAATTAGAAGAGATTGAAGCTGTTGGTTATAGTCGTAATATGGGCGGTGTCCCTCATTTAGAGTTACACCCAAAGTATATGGCCGAAGATGCTAGTACAGCAGATAAAGCTGTTTATTCAATGTATCAAAAGATTATTACTAATCTACATAATAATGAACAAGCTGGCCTCATCACACCATTGATGTACGATCCTGAGACAAAAATGCCTTACTTCAAGTTTAGCTTGTTGTCTGTTGCTAACAGTGGTAGCCAATACATTAATGACGCGATTACGAGATGGGATAACAAAATCCTTACTGCTTTATATTGCGATGTACTTACTTTAGGTCAAAACCAAGTCGGTAGCTTCTCATTAGCAGGTAGTAAGACAAACATCTTAGCTATGGCTATTGAATCAAGACTACAAGAGATTCAAGACGTTCTAAACCAAGATTTAATACCTGATTTATTCAGACGTAATGGTTGGGACGATGAAGAATTTCCTAAGTTTGTTTATGGCGATATTGAAGAAGCTGATTTAGAAGTTATGTCTAAAGCTATTCAACGTCTAGCAGCTACAGGGCTTATTGCCAAGACTCCTGAAAATGTGAACGCTATTGCTGAGATGGTAGACTTGCCGTATCGCATTGATGCTAACACGACACAAGAAGAGCTTGACACTATATTAGGTGCAGCTACCTCTAAGAGTGGTGAAGGGTTTAAATCGCCAAGCGGTGAAGGTACTCGTAAGAATACAGTAGCAGCTAATAACACCTCAGACCTTAATATGGAGAATGCAGCATAATGTCGCACAAAGCTAAAAAGCTACCAGCCTCCACAAACGGCTTTAGCGAAAAGCAGAAAGAAATTTTTAAAGCAGCAACCGATAAAGCTACAGAAGATGGCTACAACGGCATAGATGCTATTTTAATAGGTATTTCAGAAGCCAACAAACATAAAGAAGTAAAGAAAAGCGTGGTTGAGGTGTTAGCTGATAAATTAGCTGTACTACTTACTAGCACATTTGGTTTAGATGGTAGTTCACTAAAAGAGACACAACCAACAGTTGAAGTAACTAAAGCTGTCGATGTAGAACAACGTAGAGCTATGTTTGTTGTATTAGCACCTAATGAAATTGATGAGCATGGCGATACCAACACAGAAGAGTGTGTTGAGAAAGCCTGTATCAGTTTTAATAGTGTTTGCAACAAAGCTAACCTCTTCCACCGCATCAACACAGAGAAAGCTAAGATTGAACAATCCTTTATCACGCCTGTTGGTTTTACAACTGATACAGGTGTGGAAGTGAAGAAAGGAAGTTGGCTTCAATGGTGGCAGTTCCCCGAAGGTGACACAGACAGTGAACTCTTGTGGACAATGGTTAAGAATAACGAAATACAAGGTGTCAGCATTGGTGCTACAGCCGTTTATCAGGAATTAAACAATGAGTGATGAAAAAGAACAAAAGAAAGCTAAACGCCTAGTACACGAATACCGATTTGACAAAGACACACATCATGTAGCTTTGGTTCATCGTAGTCAAGGTGGTGCAGCAAATGGATATACAGAGGCTTTAGTAATGAAGTCTGTAGATGACATTTTAGATGCTGATATTGAAAAAGCTACAATGGTGAAAGTAACATTACCATTCGATGACTTCCTAGAGAAGTTCTTCAATATTTACAGTTATGATGCCGAAGTGCTAACAGCTATTTTAGGTTTCAAAGATGAAGAGGATATGTCTGAACAAGAAAAGAGTGATATGTCTTGGGAAGATTATAAAGCAGAGTGTGAGAAAGAGAAGCAAGATTTTATTAACTCAGTAGAGATTTTAAAATCTGTGAAAGATGGTAAAGAAACCATTCAAGATTTGAATGTAGCTTCCTTACTGTCCATTAGGAGTACACAAGCTAAGTTTGAAACTTATCTTGAGAAATCCAAAACGATTGGAAATCCAGTAAAACAAAGTAAAAAGGAGACTCCTGTGGATAAGGAAGTACAAAAAGCTAAAGACGAGTTGAGCGTTGTTCAAACACAATTAGCTGAATTACAAAAAGCAAAAGAGGCAAGTGACAGTGCATTAGCATTAGCATTAGCTGACGTTCAGAAAGCTAAAGATGAAGTTGAAGTAATGAAGGCTGAGAAATTAGCTAACGTACAGAAAGCTCGTTTAGCGCAGTTAGAGGCTGTAAAGCCAAAAGAAGAAGCAGCAGAATTGTTTAAATCATTATCTCCGTTAGATGATGTTTCATTCGCTACTGTTATTAAGTCCTTTAAAAGCAGTGCGGATTTAGAAGCCGAAGCTTTGAAAGAAAAAGGTGTAGCTGGTGGTGGTTCAGATGAGCCTGTAGACCGCGTAGCTGAAATCCTCAAAACCAAATATGCACCTCAAGCAAACTAATCTAGGAGATTAATAATGAGTTTAGTCGCAACAGAAGCTCCACGCCTTTCGAGCTTAATTAAACACGAGTATGAGCCATCTGTAGGCTTTTGCCGTGATGTGGTAACAGTGTACGAAGCTGGTGCTAAAACATACCCTATTGGTACTGTACTAGGTAAAACTTTCGTATCTAGCTCTGTAACAGCCACAGCAGGTACAAACACAGGTAATGGTGCAATTGGTACTGTAACCGCAACAGGTTTGGCTAAAAATGGTATCTACACTATTCGTATCGTTAAAGCAGCTACCAATGCTGGTGATTTCACAGTTACCGATCCGTCTGGTGCTGTAACAGGTTATGGCACTGTAGCAGTAGCCTACTCTAACCAAATCGCTTTCACATTAGCAGACGGCGCAACAGATTTTGTAGTTGGTGATACCTTCACTGTAGAAGTGATTGGTACTTACAAATATAAACTTATTGAAGCAACAGCAACAGACGGTAGCCGCGATTTCGCAGCCATTTATATCTCTGCAAGTGATGGCAGCTTCTCTACTTCCACTATCGCTGCCACTACTGATACTAACGTAATCGCTTTAGTAAATGGCGCAGCAGTTGTTGGCAAGAGTGCATTAACAGTTGGCTCAACTGTTAACACAGCAGGTGAGTTAGCCCGTTTATATGGTCAAATGGAAGCTAAAGGCATCGTTGTTCGTGACCAATTGGGTTCATTCCCTGTTGTAGCTTAATTAAGGAGAATTAAATAATGGCTATTGTTCGCAGTTATACAGATAGTTTTCAAATTATCGACAGAACCCAAGAAGTTGTCAACATTCCGAATACTATCGGGATTATCAACCAATTAGGTATTTTCAGCCCAGTACAAGGTATTACCACTAACACTGTTTCCTTTGAGGATATTGCCTATAACACAGCAGTTATGACAGACCAACCTCGTGGTCAACGTGGTCAATACGCTAAGGATGCAACCCGCAAGTTACGTTCTTATCCTGTACCTCACTTTCCTTTGGATGACTCTATCAAACCAGAAGACATTCAAGGCAAAAGTGCTTATGGTACGAATGACCAAGCAGAAACACAAGCTGGTGTTACAGCCCGTAAACTAGAGACGATTCGTCGTTCTGGTGCAAGCTTGCTAGAGATTTCTCGTGCTAAATTGTTGGAAGATGGAAGCGTATACGCACCCAACGGAACTGTTTCTGTTAATTTTTACTCAGATTTCGGTGTCACTCGTAAAGAGATTGACTTCGTTTTCGGTACTTCTACTACTGATATTATTGGTAAAACAGAAGAAGGTATCGCCTACCTAACAGATAATGCGTTTGCTGGCGGCTTAGGTGCAACAGATCATATTGCGTTATGTCACCCGACATTCTTCGCAAACCTGATTAAACACCCTAAAGTGCAAACAGCTTACACATACTTCCAGTCTGCTGTAAACCCATTGCGTGAGCGTTTAAACAGTGGCTTACCAATGAATACTCGTCAGTTCATCTATGGTGGTATCCGTTATATCGAATACCGTGTATTGAAGCCAGACGGTACACCTTATGTTCCAGCAGGGGAAGCACGTTTAATCCCTCAAGGTATGACAGATGTGTTTGAAACATTTGCTGCACCCGCTAACAAGATGGGTATTGTAAACACTTTAGGCCAAGAAATGTATGTGTTTGAGTACACAGACCCTAAAGGTAACGGTATTGAGATTGAAGCTGAGTCTAACATTATCAACGTGTGTAAAAAACCACAATTGATTATTCGTTTGCACTCTTCTACCTAATAAGTAGATTGAAGCCCTTTTGCAAGGGCTTTTAATAATTAAATAAGTATTGAAAGACAAAGACAGTAGTGGTACAATACACCTTTTAACAGAGAGGTGTTTATGGCAGGAAAAGCAGGCTCACGTTTAGTACACGGCGTTGGCTATAATGATGGTAAGTATAGCTCAAGAGAAGGTAACAGAACAGCTTATATTTACGGTAAGTGGCAAAGAATGTTGGAAAGATGTTATAATGAGAAATCTCTTATAGCTAAACCAACTTATAATGGATGCTCTGTATCTGATAATTTTAAAGCATACACACTTTTCCATGAGTGGTATATAAAACAGATTGGTTTTGAATATCAAGATTGGCAGTTAGATAAAGATTTGTTGATTAGAAATAATAAAGTGTACTCTGAGGAATGTTGCATATTACTTCCAAAAGATATAAATACTCTAATCATTAAGAATGACGCAAGACGTGGCGATTGGCCTATAGGTGTTTCTAAACACAAAAGAGACGGAACATTTTCTGCTGTTTGCAATTACGGAAGAGCAAGACAGAAACATCTCGGAAGCTTTAATTGCCCAATGAAAGCATTCTTAGTCTACAAGAAAGCCAAAGAATCCTACATCAAACAGGTAGCAGAACAGTATAAGTCACAAATAGACCCAAGAGCCTACAAAGCCCTACTAGAATACGAAGTGAATATAGACGACTAACAGGCTGACTATGTTAAGCCACAAATGAGGGGAGATACTTAGGTGGCTTACACGAATAGTCCAGCAACGAGTGTGACGGACAGATTACGTCTAAATGTAGGCGACATTCATTCAGTAGAGATACTTGATGATGAAACATACACCTACTATTACAATAAAAACGAACAGAACGAAAGACGAGCAACAAGAGATTTATTCACCGTATTATTGTTTGCGTTGTCTCGTTATACGCACGAGAAGGCAGGTCAATTGGAGGTGTGGGGAGGGGAATTTTTCCGCAACTACCTAGACGCAGTCAAACTAGCAATCACTAACCCATCTATCGACTCTATCACAGCTATGCCTTTTGCTGGCGGTATCTCTCGTACAGATATGGACACTAGAGCAAGTGACACTGATGCAGTAGATAAACCGTTCTACATGGGTTGCACAGATGGTACTCCATCCTACTTAAACAAAACCGTATTCGTTGCCACTGATTCTCAAACCCTGTGAGGTGTTAAATGAAGCGTGGTTCAAAATACGAGAACATGATTAAGACTGACTTGAAAGCCTTAGACCTGTTAGAGAAAAGGTTTCAAGATGTGGCAGCTAAGAGTGTTAGGTGGGGCTACTTCGATAGCAAATATGATGCTAGTGGTAGAGGTGGGAAAGATAGTAGAAATGGCCTTCCTGTAGCTGTACTAGCTTTATGGCATGAATACAGATTAGGTATGGGACAAGGTAATTACCCTCGTCGCCCTTTCTTTACAGATACGTTCCCAATAGCCGCACAAGTTTGTAAGAACTTCGCACCGTTTGTATATGGCCTAGCAGCTACAGGCAGAAGCAAAGACAGCATCCAAAATGCTTTCCAACATCGCTTATCAACCTTAGCTAAATTCATGTGCCGAGTTGTACAGAAATCAATTGATGATGGTAACTTCACTCCTCTTGCACAATCGACTATCAACGCTAAAGGGCATGATAAGATATTACAAGAAACAGGTCAACTACGAAACAAGATTCAGTGGATGATTTATAGCCGTAAAGCCTATGGTAAGAACAAAGAGAAGATTGGTAACGTAGGTGGTGGAACAGTTGAACGGCTAGAAACCTATGGTGACGGTACATTAGATTTATCAAGCCAAGCAGTTAGAAAAGTTAGAAAAGCTACAGGTGCGTCAGGTAAAGGGAGGGCATAATGCTAACACCAATGTTCCTTTCGGTAGGAAGCACAACAGCAACAGTGAAGCGGTATGGACAAGGAAGTTATCTACATGGTAGGTGGGTAGATGGTGCTGAAACAACATTTACAATTACAGCTAACATTCAACCACACACTGTTAAGAATATCAGTGATACAACAGCAGAAGGTAATAAAAGCAAGAAAGCTATTAAGGTGTTCACAACTACAACCTTGCGAATGACACAAGAAGGAACAGCCCTACAAAGTGGTGATAAAATTTTATGGCACAGTGAGTGGTATGAAGTAAGCGAGCCTTACACTTATGAGATGGGTGTCCTAAATCATACAATGGTGATAGCTATTAGAGATGAGGTGAATGGATGACTACAATAAGTAATTCGTCTTACACCTCTGTTGAAGATAGCCTTGTACTAGCTTTTGAATCTTTAAGTTTGGGTGTCACACCTTATTGGTCAAACAACAATGGTGTAGAGCCTCAAACCTCTTACTGTGAACTCACCGTTTTATCAGATGATGCTATGTCATCAGCGTCAGAAAGCTTGTGGGTAGATGCAACAACAAGAGTTCAATCATTATCAATCCCTTATCAATCTACTGTACGTTTTGCCTTTATTGGTAAGAACAAACAAAGTGGTGGTAGCAACACAAATGCGCCTAATATTGCTAAGACATTTGAAGGGTTGATGAGGTTTGCAAACACACGTTTGAAGTTTGCGGATAATGGTTTAAGTGTTATCAAAATTGGTAAGTTGGTTCAAGTGCCAATGATGAGAGATAATAATATCTTCTCTATTACAGGGATTGATATTACGTTTGGATACACACATACAATAACATTAGTAGATGACACTATTGATAGTTTTGATGTGGATGGTGCTGTTCAATATAGATTAGTGGAGGCATATCATAATGGATATGGGATGTCTTACGGATATAATTACGGTCAACAAAATACAACAAGTACACTAGAGGAAATTGGTGTAAGCCTAAGCCTTCCCTAATAACAAGGAGTCAGCATGACAACATTAAATAACATCGTGG